AGTCTACTGTCATAATTTTTCTCCGAGTGTAATTCTATTTATATGTGGCGAGACCGGTATGATACCGGCCTCTGGACACACTATGAAATGAGATATTTTAGATGATATCCTCATCTGCCTCAACCTCATCGGCAATTGATTCATCTGATTCATTAGACATTAAATCTTCAGGATTTACGCCAGAATCAATCTTAGTGTACAAGTCAATGAATGATGTTTTAGTATCATCATCAAATCTGTTAGTACATACTTCAACTGCTTTTAGTTTGTTTCTAAAGATTGAATATGCCTTAGCAATGTGAACTAATCTTCTAGTAGATATGATTTCATCAACACCACCTTCAGTATAAGTTTTTCTGATAATGTCAGCCCAATTTACAAGATTGGTTGCATAATCATCATCTTTAACATTTTCAGTCTCTAGCATTTTAGAGATAATTTTAGTCTCAATTTTAACTGAAGGATATTTTTGTTCAAATGTAATTGGGAATCTTTCTAGAAACGCCTCATTAAGAACATTAGTCCCGATAAACTGACCGTCTTCAGAACCTTTACCTTTAGTATTCGCTGTTGCAACAACTGTAAATCCTAATTGAGGTTTAATGAACTTGTTAATCTTCTTAACAAATACACCGTTACCTTCTAGTATAGGTTGTAAACACATAATCTTGTTACTTGCAAGGTCAATCTCATCAAGAAGTAAAACAGCACCTCTTTCCATTGCCTCAATAACTGGACCATTTTGCCAAACAGTTTGACCGTCTCTCAATCTGTATCCACCTAGTAAATCATCTTCATCAGTTTCAATTGTAACATTGACCCTAATCATTTCTCTTTTCTTTTCAGCACATGCCTGTGTAACACCCAATGTCTTACCATTACCTGATAGACCGGTAATGAAGATAGGATAGAACTTCTTAGAGGCGATAATAGATTTTACAGAACTGTAATCGCCGAAGGTTACGAAGTTTGGGTCTTTTTCAGGCACGATATTACCTGTCAAACTAGAAACAACATAAGCCGCCTCTTGTTTGGTTTCAGTATTTTGAATTGTTTCAGTTTTAGGTGATTCATATTGTTCAGCAGCTTGAACTAGTCTAGAAGCGTCTACTGATACGATTTCACCTAGGGCAGGTAACTTGAAAAGTCCCTTACCTACTTTATTTACAGGATTTTTTACAATCCATTGAGGTGCATACTTCATACCGAAGGTAGAAGCAACATCTTTTAATTGGTCAATAGTCAAAATATGGTCGCCGTTTGAATCAGATTCAAATTTTGCCATACAAGCGTCAATAAATGCTTGTTTTTTATCTTTTGATGTCATAGTTTTCATAGTTTTTGTGTCTCCGTCATTAAAATTTGTGTTTTTCATAGTTTATGTGTCCATTATACGCTGTTTTTGAGCGTCTGTCAAGCTTTTTCCGGTTAATATCGCACTTTTTTTCATATTTTTGACTAAATGCGACTGATTCTCATTAAAAATCATGATTATGCGACTTCCTCAATGAAATTATTGAGTAGTACTCTTGATTTCAGTCTACCGGTCATAGATTTTCTGAATAATCTCTTAATATCAGAAGTTTTAGCGCCTGAAGTAAGACTTGTCAAGTCAGCAGATTGAACTTTTGTATTACCGACTGTAATAAAGTACTTGTCATAACCTGATTTACTTGTTAAGTGAACATTATCTTTAGTTAAGTCTTTCATAACTGAATCTAAGTCATAACCTGTGTAGTTTCCTTTAGAATCATAACTATCAACAGCCCATGTTAGGTTTCTTCTAGACTTTTGAGCAATTAAGAAGAACCCAATGTTATTAGTATTGAATTTTTGTTTGATTATTTCAAGTAATAGTGTAGTCATTCTTTCAGAACCGTAACCGAACTTACTAGCAGATTGTAAATCATAGTTTTTACCTTTAACATTGATAACTAATCTACCATCAACATTTTTAGTATGAATCTGTCTATTTTTATTTTGTTCATCATAAGTTATATCATCAACAATACCCTCGCCACTATCTGAAGCACCATCAGTCAATGTAATGAATGATAATTTTTCAATATTGTATTTAGACTTGAATTTTGGAATAATGTCAATCATAGTAGCAAGTGCCTGATTCAAAGGAGTAGAACCTAAATGCATACATGAAGGCAAACTAATAGGTCTTTGTATATAATCGCCGTCTATAGAATTTGACCAATCAATAATTGTTTTAGAAGAATAACCTCTGTAATCAACACATTCTAGTGTTAAGTACATGTTTAACATGCCGTGTTCAAAATCTTGATTATTCATTTTGTGAGATAAGAAATTTACTAGTTTGAAATCTTTCATATTGATATCACCTGATTTCAAGTCAAAAGATTCTGTTAAATTTCTACTTCTAGTATCATAATCATATCTGTAATAATTACTGAAAGCATAAACTTCAAATGGAATATTAATCTTTCTACAAAACCAAGCAAGGTTCATCAACTGTTGAATAACAGAAGGTAATACATCAGACATAGAACCTGACCAATCAACTAGAATAATCATACCGTGATTCTTAGCATCCGGAACGATAGTCAATTTTTTGAATATATCATCTGTGAATTTGTACTTACTTAACATCATAGGGTCAATAACACCTGTCTTAGAAGTACTTGCTCTTTTATATGCAGTAGCAGACTTTTTCATTTCAAATTCTTTGACTAGATAATTAACAGTTTTCATACTGTCTGATTTGAATTTAGAATATCTGTTAGTCATTTCAGATTTGTATTTTGAATTATGTTCTTGGTCAATTGAATCACCGAAGTCTTTGAACCATTGTTTATAACTAACAATAGTATTTTCTAGTTTTGCCTTAGGCAGATTTGCATAAGCTCTTTTACTTGATTTATCAGTTTGAGTTAATTGTTGAACTGATTTTTCAAATTGTTGATTAGTAATACCGAAATCATCATCTTGCATTTCTTTTGGCGCCATAGATGATTTTGCCATTTCTTCTTCAACTCTTTTTTCATCTTCAAGTTTTTGTAATCTATCTTGAAATTCATTATAAGTTTCATCATCTTTTCTTTCAGTCTCATCTGATTCTGAATCTTTAGAATCATCTGAATGAGAATCTTCATTTCTCATTTCGCCATCATCATCTTTGTGTTCATCTGAATCTTGTTCGCCGTCAGCGTCTTCATTGTTACCACCTGACATTGAAATATCACCTTGATTCATCATTTGTTTTTTATCTTCTTTTTCTTGATATGCAAGAATATCTTTTGCAAGTGTCATAACATCATCAAAAGTTTTGATGTTATCAACTTTTTTTACAATCTCTAATTCATCATCTGAAAATTCAATATCAAGTCTTTCTAAAGATTTAGACCTCATATTGATTTTATCTAATACTGATAATTCATTTATGTCATTATCATCTAAACCATAAAAGTTAGAATCATTAAGAACATCAAAACCTTTTTTGTAATCATTAACAACACCTGGATATGATTTTTGCATAATCTTATCAATTCTAGTATCTTCTAGAATATTGACTGCCATTCTCAATCTATCATCAGACCCAATTTCTGACCAGTCATCAACTTTAGTATGTAATGCATGACCACATTCGTGAGTAATCAACATATCATAGACATGTTTATTTTTGATTTTAAATATAGGAAGTGTTAGTACTCTATTACCTACATCAAAAGAAGCAGTAGCAACATTATTATGTTGAACAGTAACATTCTCGGTAGCAAGTAATTTTGCTAATTGAGATTTACTGTCTAAATTTAGAGTATTTTGAAAGTCAGTTTTTTTAGTGTGTTTTAATTTATTCATGTGTCCATTATATGGTATTTTTAAAGCCGTGTCAAGCACTTTTCGGTAGCCCAAGTTATTGATTTATAAGGGTTTGTCAAATATATTGAAAATAATATATGCACTAAAAGAGTGCATAGGGCAAAATTGTCTAATATTTGTACGATATTCATGAATGAAGCTTATCATATACGGAAATGTTTGTCAAGCTTTATTTTCATTAATTGTATAAATAGTCATATGGCAAATAGACCAGTTATAAGAGTAGGTGATTTTCATGTAGGACATTTCTGTCTTGGTACAGGTACAGGATTTCATGCAACTCCATTTATTACAGGTTCTACAAGTGTATTAACAAATGGTAGATTTACATGCACAATGGGTAGTGTTACAGTATGTGGTGATAAAGCTATTACTGGTGCAGGTTCTGTATTTGTAAATGGTAAACCTATCCTTCGTATGGGAGACGGCACATCTGGACATGCTTGTACTGAGGCAATCGTAACTGAAACCGTGGTAGATGGTGTTACAGCAACAACAACAGATTTAACATGTAAAATAGATGGTGGATATTTTCACCCCACATTTGCAGCTATGGGTTCTGGTAGTGTTCATGCATAGAGGTATATAATGGCAGTAAATGAATTTGGTGTAGATGTAACAGAAGAAACAAGTACTGACCCCACAAAAGAAATAAATGTTTCAGCAGAGATTGTAGAGGCAGGTGAAAATACAACTCTTAAAGTTACAATAACAAAACCAAAAGAAGCTTTAGGAACTGATGAAGATATAACAACAGTACTAAATATTGATAATACTCAGCAAGGTATTGACCCAGACACATTTTTTGCTGACCAGTTAGATGACTTTGAATATTTTGAAAGAGACTATATAGAAAATAATCCTGGTACAGTAAGTGGTGTATTCATATCTTATGTAGGTGGATTTTTTGATGATACAACAGGTGATTCAACAATACAAAATGGAACAGCAATAGAGAACTACTAATGGCATTAACAAAAAGAAGTAATAAAGGTTCAGCATTAACTCATGATGAAATGGATGCTAACTTCACACATTTGGGTGGAGATGGTTCGTATGCAATGCCGACAACTGATGGTGATAGTGGACAAGTTATGTCTACAAATGGTAGTGGTCAAGTTTCATTTACAACATTAACAGGCGTAACTGCTACAATTGCAAATGCATATCCTGTAGGTTCAATTTATATGAATTGTAGTAATGCAACAAATCCAGGTACACTATTAGGATTTGGAACATGGGCAACTTTTGGTGCAGGTCGTGTTCTTGTAGGTATTGATTCTTCAGATACAGACTTTGATGGTGCAGAAGAAACAGGTGGGTCTAAAACTCATACATTAACAACTGCTGAATTACCTTCACATAGACATCAAACAGGTTCTAGGGATTCAACAGCAGGATTTGGTGGTGCAGCTGGTAATGTAGAGTTTGTTGCAGACGCTGGCACAGGAATAGGTAATGCAGTTAATACAAGTTTCACAGGTAGTGGAAGCGCTCATAATAATGTTCAACCATATATTGTTGTCTATATGTGGAAAAGAACAGCCTAGTCTGTATAAATAGTTAGCGTTATGCCAAAATGGGACGCTACAAATACAAACGAATCTAATAGAACTAGTAGGACTTTCAAGGACCTAGATTTAGACTTTGGTTTAAATTCAGTAACTAAAGATGTAAATAAACTTACAGACGCTGAAGCTATTAAGAGAAGTGTACGAAACTTAATTAATACTAATAATTATGAGAGACCATTTAGGCCAGAGATTGGTTCTGGTATCAGAGGTTTATTATTTGAACCTATGACAGAATTAACATCACACTTTATGCGACAAAAAATATCAGAAATGTTGCAAGAGTTTGAACCTAGAATTATAGTAAAAAATGTATTAGTAAGACCAGATGATAGTAGAAATTCTTACACTTGTAGAATTATATTCACTATAATAGGAACACTTGAACCAGTAGTAGTAGAAACTTTTTTAGAGAGATTAAGATAAAATGGCAAACGCAATTAGTAATAGATTAGATGTTTCTGAATTAGATTATGATGGTATAAGAGATAATCTAAAAACATATTTAAGTAATCAAGCAGAATTTTCAGATTATAACTTTGAAGGTTCAGGTATGTCTGTATTATTAGATTTATTAGCATACAATACACATTACTTATCTTACAATGCTAATATGTTTTCAAACGAA